CGCAAGCCCAGCGAAGCGGGTTGCGTGGGGAGAGGAGGAGCAAGGGAGCGGGCGCAGTTTTGCCCGCAAGGGCGAAACGGAGCAGAGCGGACTTTGCGACGACGAGGTGGAGGGGAAGATCAGCTATGAGACCGTATAGTGTGGAGATTTTCCGGCCCGACTTCACAATGGTCGGAAATACCAATGTAAACGAGGTCACCTACAAGGAGGACTACCTCACTTCGGACGAGAACACCATCACGGTGCTGGCTCTGCCCAATGTGCAGAAGCAGGACTTCATCCGCATCAGCCGGGACGGTGAGAAGTACGCCGGGGTGGTCACCGAGATCGGCTACGGCACCGACCGCTCCAAGCGGCTCCAGACCATCTCCTACAAGCCCCTAATGGAGCTGCTGAACACCGGCATCCTGTTCGATGTGAACGCCCAGGGCCAGGGAACGCTGGAGGACTTCATCTGTGACCGCATCCGGGAGACTTTCATCGAAAACCCAGACACGCTCCAGAACATCCACGGCCTGTCTGTGGCACACACCAGCGCCACCGCCGATTGGAGCCTGCACATCACCCCGGCCCAGAGCGGCGGTCACTATAACATCGTCAACCTCATGGATTCTGTCATCGTCCCCGCCATGCAGAAATACGGCATTCTGGTAAAAGCCGCGCTGGACATCCAGAACCGAGAGATACACCTCACGGTGGGCCGGGCTGGGGACGGCATCCTCACCATCGAGGCGGACCTTCCCAACATCATCAAGAAAAGCGTCACCATCAAGCAGGTCAGCGCCGATGTGAACAAGCTGATTTTGTTTGACAGCACAGACTATGCCGCCACCCGCACCTACTACCTCCACCCCGACCTGGGCTACGACACCTACGACCGGGACCGCATCACCCCGGTGGTCTGCGAACTGCAGGCGGTGCAGCATGAGGAAGGCAGCAGTTTCGATGCCGCCGCTATCCGCGCCGCCCACGACAAGTTTTCCGGCTTGGCCTACTCCAACCTCATCGAGCTGACCATGGCGAATGACGATGGGCTGGTGAAGCCGGGGCAGATGGAGTTCGGGCAGGAGGTGGAGATCATCTCGGACGGGGTGGCTTATCGGAGCATCCTCACTGGGCGGGAGCGTGGGAAGAACACCAAGCTGGTGTTCGGCACCGTTCGGCTGGACCTCACCAAAATTCTAAGGAGGAGCGGCAATGGCCAATAATATCGTTTTGAAAACCTATCGCGGCGGCAGCGTGACCCCGCTGGACGATGCCATCATCCAGCAGACGGTCATCGCCACCAACGGCATCTTCAAGGGCTGCAACGTGACATATGCCAGAGGCAACGTCCTCCATGTGTCCCAGGGCTTCGGCATGATCAAGGGGCGGTTCTTCGAGGTGTACGACTGTGAGGTGGGTGTCATCCTCAACAGCGGCTCTGGCACCCTCCAGGGGAGGCTCTACATCCACATGGATCTGTCCAATGCGGACGAGCCGATCCAGCTCCTCACCGAGACCGCTTCGGCGCTGACCGACCTGACCGGGGATGAGGACGTGAACTTCAACAACACCGCCTACGACCTGGAACTGGCGACCTTCGGTGTGACCCGGACGGGCATCACCAATTTGGAGCCGACCTTCGAGAAGATCACCGGGGCATCCGGCAGTGGCGGGGCCAGCACCCTCCAGCGGTCCACCGAATACTTCAAGGGCGACTTCGTGACCTGCAAAAACGCTCCTGGCTGGGTGACGCTCTACTGCACCACTGCTGGTACGACCGCCGCCGCGGAGCCTGTGGAGTACGCTGGCATTGCCCAGGTGGGCGACACGGTGCAGGACGGCACCTGCGTGTTCACCGCCCGCGATGTGGTGGGTGAGATCGATGTGCTGAAGGACCTGTTCACCGACACCGAGACCAGTATCGCCGGTCTGGAGGACGGTCTCCAGGAGTTGCGGGAGGAGGTCATCAAGCAGGCGGAGAGCCAGGATGATCCCATTGGCACCATTCGATTCATGCCCAGCACCAGTGCCAATGAGAACTGGCTCAAATGCGATGGCAGCTACATCAGCGAGACGAGCTATCCCGAACTGGTCGCTTCCCTTGGAAAGCTGATGCCCAGCGGCGATAAGTTCAGCATCCTTTCCAGCGGCGAGGTTCCTTCGCAGATCAGCAATGGCGTGGTCTATAACGGCAGACTGTGGGTGTATTCCTTTTCCGCTCGAAAACTATATGGGATTGCTCTCGAAGGGAACGGGCCAATCAAGGCTATCCCCGTCACCAGTTCCAGTCCTTACTTTGCCGACTTCATTGCCCCCAGTATAGCCAAACCGCTTGCTCTTTCCATTGTTCCGCACCACTCCGGCAACAAGGCCAAGCTGTTTCTGTCACAGTTTCTGATGGGCGGCACAGATAACGCAATTCCTCAAGAGTTTTCCTCGGCAAAATATCTCCTAATTTTTTGTGCAGAGTTTTCAGGCGATGAAGAGGAACTGACAGTGGAGATGCCGTTTTCAACCATAACCAAGGAAAGTGACTCTCGCTATGAGTATCTTCCCAAATTCAGCCCAGCACTTTATGTGCCTTATGTTGTGGCAAAAATGGTTTCTGGTGTAGAGACCTATTATTGCGCAATTGGTGATCGATACTACACCTACGGTAATTCATCGCCCGGTGCGCTGACCTGGGTCGAGGGAAGCCAAAACGCTACGCTCGTCAACACTTCTATCAGCACAGATGAAACCTACTTCAAAAATCAGCGGTCATGTTACAGTACAAGACATATGGGAGAGCTGGTTTCGGTTTATGCGTATTCAAGCGGCAGCTCAAGATATTACTCGGTCTACTCCAGCCCAGCTAATCTGTTTTCCACAGATAGCAGATACACAAACATTTCAATCACTGCGAGAGGTTCAGCCTGCCCGCTCAATGTTGCGGGGGATACGAAGGTCCTTAGCACTTTTGATGTCAACAATTTCACATGGGCATCGACCTCGGATACCAAGGTTGCCAGCATTAAGCCAAACCTTCCCACACCGAGTAGTGCAAAAGTGTTTGTAGATGCCGCTGCCTATCTGTGGGGCAAAGGTATCTACCTTATTTTTGTTGGGACTGGCATCATTTTTTCCCGCACTCTGGAGGACGGGTCGTTCGGATATCTCGACACGACCTCGGTGCTGGGAACGATCACTCAATTCGGCTGGCTTGGCTATTCCCAGGATGAGCAGTCCCTTTACATTCTGGGTCAGGACACCAGCAATCGCGTCAAGCTGGCGAAGATCACTCTGAACACCAACTTCGACTACGCCACCGATGGTGCATGGCTCCCCATGATTGTCAGCGATGGCCTCCCGGCCTATATCAAGGCCAAGAAAGCAGAAACCGAATAACGGATGAAGGGCTGTCCGCCGCTTGGCGGATGGCCTTTTATTATACACATTTTTGAAACGGAGGGATTTTCCATGAAAGAGTTCTGGAACACGATGCAGATGGTGTTCGCCGCCGTGGGCGGCTGGCTGGGCTATTTCCTGGGCGGCTGTGACGGCCTGCTCATCGCCCTGGTGGTGTTCACAGTGGTGGACTACATCACCGGGGTCATGTGCGCCATCAACGACCAGAAGCTGTCCAGCGAGGTGGGCTTTCGCGGCATCTGCCGGAAGGTGCTGATCTTCTTCCTGGTGGGGGTGGCGAACATCCTGGACGTGCAGGTCATCGGCACAGGCTCGGTGCTTCGGACGGCCATCATCTTCTTCTACCTGTCCAACGAGGGTGTGTCCCTGCTGGAGAACGCCGCGCACTTGGGCCTGCCTGTTCCCCAGAAGCTGAAGGACGTGCTGGAGCGGCTCCACGACCGGGCGGAGAAGGGCGGTGGCGGGGAATGAAACTGATAGAGTCCATCCTCACCAAAAACCCCTGTTACACCACAGGCCGGAAGATCACGGTCAAGGGCCTCATGCTTCACTCTGTGGGCTGTCCCCAGCCCAGCGCCCAGGTGTTCGTCCGCAACTGGAACAAGGCCAGCTACGACCGGGCCTGCGTCCATGCGTTCATTGACGGCAACGATGGCACCGTGTACCAGTGCCTCCCCTGGAACCACCGGGGCTGGCATTGCGGGGCCAGCGGCAACAACACCCACATCGGTGTGGAGATGTGCGAACCGGGCTGCATCAAGTACACAGGCGGGGCCACTTTCACCTGCTCTGACCTTGCCACCGCCCAGGCCGTTGCCAAGCGCACCTATCAGGCGGCGGTGGAGCTGTTCGCCATGCTCTGCCAGAAGTTCTCCCTCGACCCTCTGGGGGACGGGGTCATCGTCAGCCACAAGGAGGGCTGCAAGCGGGGCATCGCCTCCAACCACGGCGACCCGGAGCATCTGTGGACGCAGCTCGGCCTGCCCTACACCATGGACACCTTCCGCAAGGCGGTCAAAGCCGAAATGGGCGACGGGGCCGCCGCTCCCAGCGGTGTGTCCGGCACGAAGATCATGGGCGCGGCGGTGGCGACTGCGGAGCAGATGCGCACCTACCTTAAGGCCAAAAATCCCAAAGTGGCCCAGAGCGTTCTGGACATGGTGCCGCTCTATCTGTCCGAGGGAGCGGCGGAGGGTGTGCGGGGCGACATCGCCTTTGCGCAGTCCTGTCTGGAGACCGGAAATTTTGGCTTCGCTGGCTCCGCCGTCACGCTGGACCAGAATAATTTCTGCGGCATGGGTGTCACCGCCAATGGGCTGAAGGGTAATTCCTTCTCCACGGCCCAGCTCGGCATCCGGGCGCAGGTGCAGCACCTCAAAGCCTACGCCTCCACCGAGCCGCTGAAGTGTGAGTGCATCGATCCCCGATTTAAGTATGTGGCGCGGGGCTGCGCCGAGGTGGTGGAATGGCTGGGCCAGCAGGAGAATCCCCAGGGTAAGGGCTGGGCCACCGGTGCGGGCTATGGGGAGAAAATCGTCACCATTCTCAATGCTATCCTCGCCACCGCTGGCGGGGCTGCTCCGACTCCGGCTCCTGTCGCCGTTTCCTTCAAGGTGCGGGTGACCGCCACCGACCTCAACATCCGCACAGGCCCCGGCACCAACACCGCCAAGACCGGGAAGTTCACTGGGGCTGGGGTGTTCACCATCACCGAGGTCAAGGACGGTCCCGGCTCCGCCAAGGGTTGGGGCAGACTGAAATCCGGCGCGGGGTGGATTGCCTTGGACTACGCGCAGAAAATTTGATAGGTACCGCAAAGGCCCGCTGGGGAGTTTTCTCCCTGGCGGGCATATTTTTTTACTTTCTGTACCCTGACAGTCCCGCCTCTTTTTCTGGGTACCCCGAAGGAGGTGCGACTTTATGACCACCGAACAGAAATCAAAGATCCTATCCTTACGAGATTCAGGTCATGGCTATGCCGCTATTGCCGCCAAGGTTGGTATTTCAAAGGACACCGTGAAGAGTTTTTGCCGCCGGAACGGTGCGGCTGGTATCCGGGCAGCAAAGCAAGCGGAACAGCGGAACCGCTGCCCTCAGTGCGGAAAAAAACTGATTCAAGCGGAAAAGCAAAAACCCCGGCGGTTCTGCTCTGACCAGTGCAGACAGGCGTGGTGGAACGCCCACCCGGAGATGGTCAAACAAAAAGCGGTTTACAGCTTTGTCTGCCCCACTTGCGGAAAGCCGTTCACCGCTTACGGCAACAGCCGCCGAAAATACTGCTCCCACCAGTGCTATGTGCAGGCCCGGTTCCAAGGGGGTACAGTGACATGACGAAGGAGCAACTCCACCGGGAAATCCTCTACCACGTCAGCCTCGCGCCATTCCGCCAACTGTTGGAAGATGGGCACGTCTCCCGGTCAGATTACGATAAAATCGATACAATCTTAGCACAAAAGTACCGCCCGATCTTTGTGAACATTATGCCGCAGAATTGAGTGGATAACCGGGGAAAACAGAGGTAATATGCTACCTACCGAAGGAGGTGTCCCATGAACAAGCACATTTTTGACATCACACCAACGCCAAAAGAGAGCATCCGAAAACGGCGGGTAGCAGCCTATGCCAGGGTGTCCTGCGGCAAGGACGCCATGCTCCATTCCTTGGCGGCGCAGATCGATTACTATCGCGATTTTATTCGCAACGATCCGGACTGGGACTTCGCCGGGGTCTATGCGGACGAGGCCACGACAGGTACGAAAGAGGATCGGGAACAGTTCCAGCGGCTGCTGGCGGACTGCCGCGCCGGGGCCATCGACATGGTGGTCACCAAGAGCATTTCCCGGTTCGCTCGGAACACCGTCACTCTGCTGGAGACGGTGCGGGAGCTGAAAGCCCTAGGCGTGGAGGTCTGGTTCGAGGAGCAGAACATCTACACCCTCAGCGCCGATGGAGAGATGGTTCTCACTCTGCTGGCATCCTTTGCCCAAGCCGAGAGTCTGTCCTGTAGCGACAACTGCAAGTGGCGCATTCGTAAGGGTTTTGAGGTGGGCCGGGCCAGTAGCTGCACCATGCTGGGCTACCGCTTGGTGGACGGTGTGTTCACCCTCGTGCCGGAGGAGGCGGAGACGGTCAGGCGGATTTTCGACCTCTATCTCTCCGGGCTGGGAACACAGAAGATTTGTAAAATCCTCAATGAAGAGGGCGTTCCCACCCGGCTGGGCCGCGAATGGCATCCCAGCGCCATTCGGACGATTTTAGAAAATGAGAAGTACGCGGGGGACTTGCTCCTGCAAAAGACTTTCCGCTTGGACCACCTGTCCAAGAAACAGATGGACAACACCGGGCAGCTCCCCCAGTTCTATGTGGAGGATGACCACGAGGCCATCATCAACCGGGAAGATTTCTCGGCGGTACGGGCGGAACTGGCCCGGCGGAGATCGGCCCACACAGGAGGACGAGGCACGCCCAGCGTGTTCACCGGGCTGATCCACTGCTCCGGCTGCGGTAAGAACTACCGCCGGAAAACCACCGCCAGCGGCGTGGTTTGGTGTTGTTCTACCTACAATACCAGAGGGAAACGGTACTGCCCCACCTCCAAGGTCATCCCAGAGGGAACTCTAAAAGCGGCCTGTGCCCAGGCGTTGGGGCTGTGTTCTTTTGAGGACGAGACATTTTCAACCACGATCACAACCATAGATGCCTGCCCGGAAAACCTTCTGCGGTTCCACTTCCGGGACGGTCACACGGCAGAGTACCGCTGGCAGGACCGCTCCCGTCGGGAGAGCTGGACGGCGGAGATGCGGGAGACGGCGCGGCAGAGAGCGCTGGCGGGGAGGTGAACGGCATGGCGGAAAAGAAGGTGCGAAAAATCGAGGCAACTGCCCCTTTGCGGACGGCGCAAGCCTTCGCCCCGGTGAAAAAACGCCGGGTGGCGGCTTACGCCCGTGTGTCCACCGACAAGGACGAGCAGCAGAACAGCTACGAGGCCCAAGTGGACTATTACACCACCCACATCCAGGGCAACCCGGAGTGGATCTTTGCCGGAGTGTATTCGGACGCCGGAATCACCGGCACCAGCATGAAAAAACGGGACGGGTTCAATCAGATGGTGGCGGACGCTCTCGCAGGGAAAATTGATCTGATCCTCACCAAGTCGGTGAGCCGCTTTGCCCGGAACACGGTGGACAGCCTGACCACCGTCCGCAAGCTGAAGGAAAAGGGCGTGGAGGTTTACTTCGAGAAGGAAAATATTTACACACTGGACTCCAAAGGTGAACTGCTCATCACCATCATGTCCAGCCTTGCCCAGGAGGAGGCCCGGAACATCAGCGACAACACCGCCTGGGGCCAGCGCAAGCGGTTCGCGGACGGCAAAATGAGCCTGGCCTATTCCCACTTCCTCGGCTACAAAAAGGGCGCGGCGGACGGCGAGATGGAGATCGTAGAGGAGGAAGCGGTCATCGTCCGGCGCATCTACACCGAATTTCTGGCGGGGAAATCTACCTATGACATCGCCGCCCGCCTCACGGAGGACGGCATCCCCACCCCGGCAAAAAAGACCACCTGGCACTCCAGCACGGTGGAGAGCATCCTCCATAATGAAAAATAAGGGGGACGCGATCTTACAGAAACGCTTTACAGTAGATTTTTTGTCCAAGAAAACGAAGAAAAATGAGGGCGAATACCCTCAATACTACATCGAGAATAATCATCCCGCCATCATCCGCCCGGAGGTGTTCGAGATGGTGCAGGAGGAGTTCCGCAGGCGTCAGGCGGCGGGTGGCCACGCCCAATGCAAGACACCGTTTTCCGGCAGAATCGTCTGCGCTGGCTGCGGCGGGTTTTACGGCAGAAAGGTCTGGCACGCCGGGAGCAAGTACGCCAAGGTCCACTGGCACTGCAACAACAAATTCCAGAAACGGCAGCACTGCACTACGCCCACTCTCAAGGAGGAGAGCATCGAGGAGTGCTTTGTGGCGGCGTTCAATGGCCTGCTGGCCCGGAAAGCGGAGATCGTGGAAAACTACGCCCTCTGCCTGGACGCCATCACCGACACCTCCGCCTATCAGGCGCGGCTGAACGCCATCAACCGGGAATGCGGTGAGTTGTCCACTCTCATCAACGCCCTAGTCCAAAAGGGCAGCAAGCAGAGCGATTCCATTCAAGAGATCAACCGCCAGTATGAAGAATATGTGGCCCGGTATGATGCGCTCCAGCAGGAGAAACAGGAGGTCAGCGCCCAGATCGCCCTCTGTGCCGCCAAGCGGGTGCAGGTGGGCGCGTTCCTCGCCGAACTGGAAAAGCGAAAAACGCCGCTGGCCAAGTTCGACCCGCTGGTCTGGCAAGCCACCCTCAACCACATGAGGGTAAACCCGGACTGCACCGTGACCTTTGTGTTCCGGGACGGGACAGAGGTTTCCCAGCCCATCGAGCCTGGAGTGCGGCAGTACAAAAAGCGCAGGGGAACGGAGGAAACCACCGATGGCGAATGAGAAAACGGTCACACCCATCTATCAGAAACTGCCGGAAAAAGGCGTTCTGCGGGTCGCGGCTTATTGCCGGGTGTCCAGCAGCCAGGATGAGCAGCTCCACAGCCTTGCCGCCCAGATCAGCCACTACACCCAGGTCCTCTCCGGGGATGCGTCCTGCCAGTTTGTGGGCATCTACGCCGACAGGGGCATCTCCGGCACCCAAGTGAAAAACCGGGCGGAGTTCCTGCGGCTCATGGAGGACTGCCGCGCGGGGCTGGTGGATCAGATCATTGCCAAGAGCGTGTCCCGGTTTGGACGCAACACCGTGGACACGCTCCTCTATACCCGCGAACTGCGGAGCCTGGGCATTGATGTCTACTTCGAAAAGGAACATCTCCACTCCTGCTCGGCGGAGGGGGAACTGATGCTGACCCTCATGGCGGCGCTGGCGGAGTCCGAAGCGGAGAATATGTCTGAGAACATCAAGTGGGGCAAGCGGCGCAGATATGAGAAGGGCCGTGTGGAGAGTCTCGCCCTCGCCAACCTCTACGGCTACCGCAAGGACGGCAATGCGCTGGCTGTCGTCCCGGAGGAAGCGGTGGTCATCCGGCGTATCTACTCCGAGTTTCTGGATGGCCTGAACTATGAGCAAATTTCCCAAGGACTGAATGCGGACGGCATCCCCACCCGGCATGGCAACGATGTGTGGTTCAACCGCACCGTGATGAATGTGCTGACCAATGAGAAATACATGGGGGACTGCCTGTTTCAAAAGACATTTCATATTGATCCGATTTCCCACAAAAAAGTTCCCAACAAGGGCCAGTTGCCCCAATACTATCTGGAGGACTGCATTCCGGCCATCGTCTCCAAGGAGGTCTGGAAACTTGCGCAGTTGGAGATACAGCGCCGCCAGACCTGGAAGCCCATGTCCTCGGCGGAGCTTCCCTTCAAAAACCGGATCGTCTGCGGCTCCTGCGGGAGCGGTGTAGTGCAGTATTACGTCAAGCACAAAGGCGGCGTCCTTGAAACCATGTGGCGCTGCGGGAGCTGGCGCAGGGAGAAAGCCAAAGGCACGAGCCTTCCGCCCTGCGCACAGACAAAGCTCCCGCTGGATACCCCGGAGAAAGCCTTCGTCCGGGCGTGGAACCTGGTGGTCAGCAAAAAACTGCAATACGGCGCGACTCTGCGCCGAAAAGCGGAAACTGCCGGGGACGCGCTCATCCGCTACCGGGCAAAGGAGATGCTCCGGCTTCTGGACGAGGTGGGCAAGCTGGCAGCGTTCGACTACTACTTCTCACTGAAGGTGCTGGATCACATGGAACTGATGCCGGACGGGAAACTGGCGGTGGTGTTCCTGTCCGGGATTCGGCTGACGATCTGATAACGCTCAACGCGGGAGCAGGATCACTGGCACGTTGCACCGCCTTGCGTATTCTATCGTGTTCCGCGTCCCGCTGGGCTGGCCGTTGTAGACGGCGATCACCCGCGTCGAGTGGTCCACCATCCACTGGTTCCGCCGCTGGAAACAATCCCCGCTGTATCCGGGACAGATGAACCGTACCAGGTCGGCTTGCACCATCACTCGGCGGTACCGCTCCTGCCATTCCCTGCTCCAGCGGCTCTCGAAACCTCGGTAGGGGCTGGCACAGATCAGCCGCACCGCCGCCCCCTCGTCCCGAAGGGCCAGCACGACCTCCGCCGCCCAGAGATTGACTCCTCTCGCCATCCCCGATATGAATGTCTGAAATCCGTCAGCAATCGCTGTGCGGATTTCTTCTTTTAGGCCGAAAATGACATCCGACTCTGGCATTCCCAGCCGTTCCGGCCTATGCCCGGTGAAACAGCACCGATGCCGCCGCAGCTCCTGTTCTAACATTTTACCGTCCTCCTCCACAGGTTAATACAGTTTAATATAACGGTATAGTCCGTACAAGTCAACTGTATAAAACCGTTTAAGTGAACGGTAAAATATTGATAAGAGGGAGGTGGCATCATGGACACACATTCCAGGCTGCGGCAACTGATGGCGGAGCGAGGCTGGACGGCCTACCGTTTGGCGAAAGAGAGCGGCCTTTCCGAGTCCACGCTGGCGAATATCTTCAAGAGGAACACGGTTCCCTCCATTGGGACCCTGGAGTCCGTCTGCTCCGCCTTTGGCATCTCCCTGGCCCAGTTCTTCGCCGAGAGCGAGATGGTGGAATTGACCCCGGAGTTGAAGGAGCTGTTTGACAACTGGGCATCACTTACCCCGGAGCAGAAACAGGCGGCGCTGCAGATGATCCAGGCGATGAATACTAAATAAGAATCAGTGCCGGGGATGATAGCGGGCTATCACCTTCGGCACTGGCTTTTTCTTTTATTCTCTTGGCGGTTTAACCGTTGCGGCAATCGCATCCAATTGTTCGGCAATGCGTGTAAAATCACAGTCCAGGTTTAGCGTTTTCACACTAATCGTGTTCCCGCTGATTTGATAGTCATTGTCCGGCTGGATCTCATCGTCTGTTCCGGCATACAGCAACATTCCAGCTACGCTCTCGTCAGGGGCGGTGGGCCAGTTTTTGACGTAGGCAAAGATTTGATACAAGTTGCCGGAGTGGACTGTCCTGATCCCATAGAGCATTTTCATCTGCATATTGTGGGAGTAATATTTCGCGTCGATGATCAGCGTTTTCCTGGTATCCCTACTTGATAGCACAATGTCCGTCTGCATGGCGGGGAGTTGTGCGCGGTTGCCGTCAGTGACAGCCCAATCAATCTGTGGAGCATATGCTTTGAGTTCCGGGTGTTCTTTCTGATAGTAGCCAAGAATGAACTTCTCGTACAACTTTGCCATGCTCTGGTCATCCAGATACTCCATCATCTTGACGGCCCCACTAGATTCTGTCTGGAGCATCCCTTTTAGGATCAACTGACAGACGGCAAGAATCATGCGGTAGGTCTGATTGTTCCGGTCATATGGGATATTCCAGTGAATGGTGTGGATATCCAGAAGGGAAACCCCGTCGAAGAAAATCAGCAGTTTGCGCAATTCCTTTTTTCTGGCCTTGGACAGATTTGAGCGAAGTAGCACTGAAATTGTTGTCTTAATGATCCGGTTGGGGTAGGCATCAACGGAAAATTCATCGTAGGCGCACACAAGCTGTTTCTTTCGGATAACCAGCGTCTTGACAGAGTCGTTAACTTCAATTTTTCCTCTTGGGGAAGAAAGCGCCTCTTCCCTCGTGAGGTATTGACGGCCCAGACCGCGCTTGATCTGAATTGAAACGCCCCGGCAGAGAATGGCCGACAGCAGCTCCAGCCCGTTCTCGAATTCCTCCGCCGCCACGTCTCTGTAGCCGTTTTCGTGAAGGACTTGGAATGCGTAGGCCAGCATATAGTAGATGTTCTGAACCCGGCGGATCATTTGACGGCCTCCCACAGCGCGTGGCTCCAGTCCTTGATTTTTGCCGGTTCATCAAACCAGTATTCTTTGAGCAGAGGGATCAACTCAAATTCCACAACCGAGCGCAGCCACTCATCGCTGATGTTGAGGTTCGTGCAAAAATAGCTATGGCCGATGCGGAAGCCCTCGCCCAAAGAGTCATCCTCAGTAATCTCTTTATTCAGCCGTTCCACCGTCTCAATCAGCCGGTCAAACTTGATATTGTTGATTCTCGCCTTGTACGCCTGAAAGCCGGAGGAGGTAAAGGCCGGGGGCATTTCAAAGAACGCGAAACGGCGGCGCAGGGCGTAGTCCAACATGGCGAGACTGCGGTCCGCTGTGTTCATCATGCCGATAATATGGACGTTTCCAGGGATGGAGAACTGTTCGTCCGCATAGAGAAGCT